CAGCAACTTCAGTTGATAAATCAGAAGCTAAAGATGCTTCAGCAGATGTTGCACGAGATGCCTCAGCGCTTAAAGAAGCACCAGCAGCTGTTGCCAATGAAGTGATAGCACCGTTTAAGTCACCATCAGCAGATTGGAATGCACCAACGATTTCAGTTAATGAATCTAAAGCTGCAGGATCAACGTTTGAGACGATGTAATCAATTCGGTCTTCCAATGAAGATTCAGCTGATTCTGCACGTGCAGTTTCATTAGATACTTTAGTATCCAAAGAAGCATCAGCAGTTGACATCGCAGCTTCTAAACTTTCATCACCAACAACACGTAAAGATGCTTCAGCATCGATGTTGTTTTGTAATGAAGTTTCAGCTACCATTGCGCGAGATTCCTCAGCATCAACGTCTGCTTCACGGTTAGCAACTTCAGTAGATAAGTTTGCGGCAAGTGATTCATCACCAGCAACGCGGTTTGAAATTTCAGTAGATACTGCAGCTTCACGAGCAGAAACCTCAGTTGAAAGGCTAGCCGCAACAGAAGCATCACCAGATACACGTGAAGAAACTTCACTTGAAACTTCAGTTGAGATATTATTGTCAATTGAGGTAATCGCTGATTGTAAACCATCGATATCTGCAACAACAATACCAACTGGAGCGGTGATTTGTGCATTATCTAAAATTAAGTCAGATTGTCTATTTAAGACGATTTTTGTAGTTGACATAAGTTTTAAATTAAATTAAATTAAATTGTTTATAAATGAATAAGGGTGAACCAGAATGTCTCCATTTAAGTAACATCAATTACTACTCTAGAAATAGAATTTTACTTGTTAAATAAAAGGTTTTTCAAGTTCTTTATGGCATTTGTGTAAGCCAAAGGTTCGCATGAACCCGTTTCCGTTAAATATGCATCTACATCGGATAATAGTTCGGGGCTAGATGGGAAAATAAACGTAGATTTTTTTGTAGTTTTTTCTACTGTAAATTTATGCCCCTTGATCTTAAGGTATGCTGTTAAATATAAATCTGAAGTTGAATATAAATTCTCTGAGTTCATCTAAATATTGGGTTTGATTATACGTATGCAGGATTTTTTAAAAATATAAAGGAAAATCTAAATATTTTTTTATCCTATAACAAATGGTAATAGGTGCAACGAAGGTTTGTATCTGTTGGGGGAGCTTCTTTAAATGTAATAGTTGAGTCAGATACTTGATAATCCCCATTAATCCCACTTTCTTGAAGCAAACCATTCAAATATATATGTTCACTATCCTCTACTGGGGGATACTGTAGGGTAAATACTTTATTTATCCCATCAATTACACCAGATAAAGTTTCTTTGTCTTTAAATACTTTTACAGGAGTGTTATCTACATAATAGTATGTGCAATTTAATTTCATTCCCGGAAGTAAAGGCTGATCAAACGTTATAATTGAACCCGAAATTGAATAGTCTGTAGATGATCTACTATCAATTAACAAACCATTTAAATATAAATGTTCACTGCCTAAGGTTGGAGTATGTTCTAAAACATATATTGTGTTTACACCATCGATTGAGCCGGATGGGGTTTCTTTATTTACAAATATTTTGGATGCATTTAAAGCATTTGCTGTTGAAGATAAACCATCTATTTGAATACTTTGAGTTGTTAAAGATTGAGAAATTTGCCCAAGTGATTGTGTAACTAAAGTAATAGATCCTGCTATTTGATTTATTGCTTGGGTTATAGCATCAATATCAGCAGTTGGTTGCGATACAACAGTAGTTATGATAGTTCTGTTTTTAAATTGGTTTAAATATACTGGGGTTGAAGAAATTTTTTCGGCCATTTATATTCTTTCTTTTGAGATTTGAACTTTATCTGCAGGTACATAATGTGCTGTGCAAATAATTGACCAATTGGAGCCAAAATTTTCCAGTCCTGGGTTTAATGGGTTTGTGTTATATGGGTAAGCTGGGTCTTTTCCAACTACAAGTTGATTATCATTTACATTATTAATTTCCCAATATGATTCATACCACATTATTATATCTCCTGATTCAGGTAATACATTAGCGTCAACTAAATCATCACGTAAAAATTTAAATGTCATTGGTCTATCATAAGACACACCAAAATCATCAACTGGTTGGGAAGCATCTCCTCTATCAATTAATACGTTTAATAGAACAGGTTCTGCATATAATCTTGCACCAGCTGCTTCACCATATATGTTTACCTTTGTTTCAGCTGTTTTGAGTTGATAAAATACACATTGTTGTGTAATAACATCCCATAGCAGTTCCCTGTTAAGGTGCCTAAATAATGAAACGTCACGTGATGAACCAAATAATGCGCACATAATTTATTGTGTTTTAAATTTCCATTTATATCCTTTACTATTATTTTTCCAATTTTGTAAAGATCTATGGATACTAGTTATACCTAGATAAGTACATGCTTCTTTAGCACTTTTCCATTCTTTTATAAATATTCCTTCTTTAGAATATTGAAGGACAGATTTACTGTTTTTTTCTCTTATTTTCTGGTTTCTTTCATCATTCTGGTAACAAACATGGCCTATTTTCTTTTGGGAAATTTTTTGTTTGGTTTCTAAAGAAAGTTTATTACCTAATGCGTATTTATTTCCTAATTTATGTTGTCTTTTTTTTAAGTTAGATTCAACAGAATGTTTTCTTCCTTTATTAGCTTTACTAGTTTGAGATTTTTGATAATCACTTTGAGAAAAACCTAAATGGTATTTATTTCCTTTATTGGCATTTTGAATATTTATTATTTTTTCTTTTGGAAATGAAGATATACCAGATGAATATTTGGTAGCATTGTAAAAAAGTGGATTATCATATGCATCAAAATAATCAATCCAATACTCTTCTAATTCTTTCATTAAATTAATATCGTTTACTTCTGCCAGTATGGTTTTAATAAAATTTTTCTTTCCATATTTTTTTATAGATTTTTTTATATAAGTACCAGACCCATAATAATTAGGGTCATTAGTGGAATTTGAACCAATATATTTTTTCCCATTGATTAAATTTGTAGTACAATATACTATCATAAAATTATTTTTTTAACCGATGTATATAACCATTGGTATATTACTAATTGTTTGTCTTTGAGCTTCAGATTCTGCTGCTTTTTTCTCTAACAACGCTTTACGTGAAGTTGAATCTAAATATGCTCTTAAACGCTCAATTAAAGCTTGTTTTTCAGAGGTTGCAGCAGCAATTAAATCTGATTGGTTTAATGTGATTTCAGAACCTGGGATAGGAACAGATTGGTATTTTCCTCTGACATATCCTAGTATTTCTTTTACAATGGCTAAAGCATATTCAAATACCCATGAACGTCCAATTGAGTTAATATTGGTATAAATTGGATTTTCATATGGTACATTTGAAGGGTTTGTGATTATGCTTCTACCATTTCTGTCAACATATGGATTGTTTTTTTCATCCAATATCATATATTCAAATCTCATATATCTTAAACCAGTTGGAATAGGGAATATTCTCAATTGGTTATTTACCAATTCAAAGGTATATTGAGATTTTCTAATTTGATCGTTAAATTCTATAGCTTGTATTTTTTGCAAATCATAGTTTACGGGCATTAACATAAAGTTAATTGCGGGTGAATATGAACCCCACCCAAATGAATCTAGCATTTGCATCATTCCTACACCAGTTCCAGCATATGGGTCAAAATAACGTGTTATTGCTGGGGGAGATTCATAAAATATGCGTCTGATTTCAATGCGCCCTTGGATACTTTGAGAAACTGCCCATTCGTTCATATCATAATTTTGAACTCCTGCTTGTAAAGGGATAGAGCCTGTGTGGTAAGTAACTGTACCTCCAACACCTGCTTCTGTTCCATATTGATTTGAAAGTAAAATTATATTACTTAAATTTTCTTGAACCAATTCACCATTAGCTGACCCTATTGTGGTGGGATTTCCTTGGAATGATAGTAAATTATCTGCTACTTGATAAGCATACAATTCGTTTCCGTAAGTTGTTACTGCATCTTCTAATGCTGTGTAAAAGTTTATGTCCTGGAGTTCAATTTCTGTTAAAGGGTATCCTAAACGTTGAGCAGCAAATTTAGCAAATTTATCAGCGTCTTGTTGAAATTGAATATCATTATCGTAAAATCCAAACGGTGTTGCTCCGGGTTGAAAAGAGCTTGAACCAGGCCAAATAGGAATGTTCATGGTATTTTAGTTTATTATAAATATGAAAAAAAAGAGTCTCATTAAGAGACTCCTTCTAGAATATATTATCGATCTTATTAGCTTAAAGATCCTGTTCTCCAAGCATTACCATCCCAAATATAAAATTTAGCAACAGTAGCATCAAAATATATTGAACCTGTTAATGGTGATACAAGAACACCACTTCCTATTGTTATTGATCCAGACGTTGCATCTACATTATAAGCGGTAGTTGCAGTTGCTACATCACCATCTACATTTGCACCAGCAACATATGAAGCAGTTTGAGCATTTTCTACATAAGAAGCAGTTTGAGCTGTTTCAACATATGATGCTGTTTGAGCATTTTCTACGTAAGATGCTGTTGCAGCATTGTCAGCGTTAGTTGCTAAAGCTACATATCCATCAACGTTTGCTCCGTCAACATATGAAGCAGTTGTTGCTAAATCAGCATCTGTTGCTAAAGCTACGTACCCGTCTACATCAGCACCAGCTACGTAAGAAGCAGTTGTTGCAGTATCAGCATTACCAGTTACACTACCAGATACGCTTCCTGTTACATCACCTACAAATCCTGTAGCTGTAATTGTTCCTGTGTTTGTATATGAACCTGTGAAATATTCAAAATTTTCGTCCATTTCAGCGATAGTAAGAGCGGAACCTTTTACTGATCTTAAAGTTAAATTTGCCATTTGTCGTTTGTTTTTTTATTATACGTATTATAAAGAAGCTACAAAATATTCTAAAGAAATGTTTGAGCCACTAGCTTTTGCTTTTATTGAATCTACTGAGTGAAATACACTATAGTAAGTTTCATCTACATAATTTTCTACTACATAATCATTTGCTGAGGATGCATTAATATCTGCATCATTTAGCATGATTGATTTTCCAGCACCTAAATTAAATAATGTACTTTCTTGTCCAGTTACAATTAGATATATTTGGGCACTATTTGTTTTAGATAAGTTAGTTAATCTAACATATTTTACAGAAGATTTTACAAATGCCCCACCTGTTTGTTCTTCCTCACTATCAACAAAACGTAAAATTTCAACCCCTGAACCACTAAATGTGGTTGGAATAGTATCAATACGTCTAACTATTTGATTAATGTTAGGGATTGTTACTAGATTATGAGTTTTTTCCTGGTTTTGGTTAGGAAGGGTAATTTCTTCAGTAATGGTTACATATAAATTAGCCATTTAATTTTATTATACATATTACCACATCATAAAAAAATAAAAAAGCCCCGCTTTATAAGCGAGGCTCTTTATTTTCGGTTGACCGTTACTCTTATAGAGTGTTCAAATCATTAACGAAGATACGACCGTAGAATTCAGGACGGATCATTTTCTTAGCGTAACGAGTCAATAGACCTTTTCTTGGTGTGAAAGTGTCTGGATCGTACACTAATGGAGTCATGATTAGAGGCACATATGGAGCAAATACAGCACCAGTTTCAAGGAATTGAGATCCTCTATAACCCATCAAAATAACGTTTTCAGTCATGTATGGGTTTTTGTATACTGTATAACGGTTGTTTAAGTTACCTGATTTTTGGATACCAAATGCATAGCTTGCTTTAGTTACATCACCATCAGAAGTTGAAGCAAATCCTGGGATTGATTCAAGGACAGTTGCAACTGAAGGAGAACATACTAAGAAGTTAGCTCCACCACGTAAAGTCTTTTGGTGGATTTTGTTAGAAACTTTCTGCATTTTAGTACCTAAAGTTTGGAACCACTGACCTTGTGTGTTGTAGAAGTCTAAATCAGCAGCCCAAGCTGTTTTACCTGCATTCAAGTAATTGTTGTTTTTAGCTGACCAGTATTCATCTGCAGCAGAAGCATCTTGGATCAACATATCTAAGTTTTCTAGATCGATTTCTAGAGCAATATACTCAGACATGATTGAAGTCAATTCAGCTTCAGCATCTAATGATTGGTAAGCATTCAAATCTTGAGCAAATTCTGGTGTCCATTGTGCTTTTAACTTACGTGTTTTAGCAACAATAGCTTCAGATTTCATTTGAATGTTGATTTGTGGAATAGCTAATGCATCAGCAGAAGTTGATTCAGCATTTGGATAACCAGCACCGCTGTTATCTTCAAAATCACCTCTAAAATTATCAGCAGGTTGCATGTTGTAGAAGACAGATGAAGAAACACCTGCAGCTGGGATATCAGATGTACCTACAGAACCACTATAAATAAATGTGATTGCGTTAGTACCGTTTGTAGAAGTGTATTGTGGTAACAATTTAGCTGCAGTAGCTGAAGTTAAAGTTGAACCTGAAGCCAATACAAATGCTCTAACACCTTTATAATCAGGACGAGTTAATTGTCCAGTTACAGTTACAGCTGTATAGCTACCTGTTGTAGAAGCTAATTCAGCTGCGTAATCTAATTGAGCCCAAGATGCTGTTGCTACAGTTACACCTACAGAAGCAGAGAATTGGTTGATTGAATAAGCAAATCTACCAGCACCGTATAAACCGCTAGATGGATCTAAATTAGCTCCTGGGTTTGTGTTACCGTACATTGAAGATGAAGCAGCATAAACATCTGAACCTGGACCAAATGTTGTTGGAGATCCAGCTTTAGCTGAAGCACCATATTGGAAATCCAAGAAGAATACAAGACCTGAAGGTAGATTCATTGGTTGTACTGACATGAATTCTTTAGTTGATAAAGAACCAAATACTTTACGTACCAATGGAAGAGCTACACCAGCCCATTGCTCACCTTGTCCTACAACAAAGTTAGAGCCTCCTACTTGAGTAGAAGATTGCTCAACAACAAGTTGTTTTGCTTGGTTTTCAAGGATCAAAGCCATGTTGTTTTTTTCAACTTCGCTTCCAAGTCCTTCTAATAGGCCTGTTTTAGACCATTTTGATGCCATTCTAGCAGCATCACTCTGCATGTTTCTCCATCCGTTTGCAGAGCTTTCTAGTAATGAATTAATACTTGACATTTTTTGTTTTTTTTTAGTTTTTAAATTAAATAATTCCAGCCAATTTTTGCATTCTTTTAAATACATCGTTTGACTCTACGATTGGTTGTTTTGCAGTTGGGGTAATAGTTGCTTTAGAAGCTCTACCTAGGTTTTCTTTAATAGTATCTTTTTTAACTTTGATTCCCTCGTTTAAAGTTTCATATACCATTTTTACTTCACCTACGTTTTTAGCTTTGTCAAACGAACTTAATACCTTCACTTTTTGGTTTTCGTTCAAATTTTTAGCTTTGAAGATTTTGTTTGAATAAAGAAGTTTAGCGTTTAAAAGGTTGATTTCGTTAAGTTCAGCTTTTAAAGTTTCGATTGTAGAAAGAGCTTCATCTAATTCAGCTTTCATTTCATCCATTGTTTCTTCTGTTTCTTCAACTGATTTTTTTACTTTTTCTACTTCATCTTCAACTTTTTCACTTGCTTTAACGATATTACCTATAGAAATATCTTGGTCTGCAGCTACATTTTTTAAAGCAGCTAACATAGGATTACTTGTTGTTTCTGCTTCATCAAGGCTAAGACCTAATTTCTGGATAGTATTTAAGTTATCTAGGACTTTTTGTTTTAGTTGGGGGTTACTTTCCATATCTTTTTTCATAGTCTCCCATTCTTTATCCAATGTTCCTTTTTGCTTAGAAAGAATTAAATTAGTTATTCTTCTTTTTAACTCTTCTTCTTTTGCAGCTCCTTTACTATAGAAATAAGCTGTACCTAATGCAATTAAACCTCCTAAAGTACCCAATCCTGCTGCTAATACTATTGGTGCAGATGGATCAAATATTTCATTAGTGGAGTATTCATTTTCTTCTTCCATTTCTTCAATTTCTCTTAAAAGTTCTGCTAAATCTACTTCTTCTTCCTCATCACCCATTTCCATTTCTTCACCTTCTTCTTCACCTTCGAATTCAGATCCTGCTTGTAACTCACCGTCTTTAATCATTTGTGCGATTACGTCTTCAATCATTTCTTTCAATTCGTCGTCTGAAAGGTCTTCCATTTCTGAGTTTTCTTCTTCACCTTCTTCTTCCTCTTCACCTTCCTCTTCTTCACCTTCTTCGGCTTCGTTGATGTTTTCTTCAACTTCACCTTCTTCCATTTCTAGCTCTGCTAAAAGTTCTTCCAAATCAACTTCGTACATGTTTTCGCCTTCTCCTTCTTCCATTTCTTCTTCATCAAGAGCTTTTTCGCCCATTGAGCTGAATCCTGTTTCAGGTTCTGCGTCCATTTTACCATATCCTTCTTCTTCAAGATCTTCTTTTTCCATTTCTTGAAGTTTTAAAGATAACATAGATTTAAGTTGAGGTGTAAAGGACTCTTCTAGAGCTGCTTTTGCATTTGCTATAGCCATTTCTTTTACAGCTTTAGCTTCAGCGATTGCTTCTTTAAGCATTTCTCTGTTAGTTGCCATTTTTTCCTAAATTTAATTTTGTTGGGAAAGTACGTTTATTTTAAAACGTAATAGAATTCATTTAATTGATACCACATGGATTGAGGGTGGTGGTATATTCTGTTATATGTATATGCAAATTTTGTCAAAGTCGCAAAAGACAAAAAAAGCTCTCAAATGAGAGCAATTCTTGTACCGGTTTGCATATTTTAAAATATCGGGCATGTGCCTTTAGCACATAAAATTTCAGTTATAATTGAGTTTGTGCGTGCGTAAGGATCTAGATATGTTGTTCTAGATTCGTTTAATTGTCCATTACGCATCCAAGAGTCAGGATTAGAAGGGTTTGAAACTAAATCAAAAGTAAGTAATTCAAAATCATCTTGTACTTCCATTACCTCACCCATTTGTTTTAATGAGCCCATTCCGCGAGATGAAATACCAATTGTTAAACCATTGTTAACTAAAGCACCTGCTATACGGCCAGATACAGTTCCTTTTGGTCCTAGGTCTGAAAATATTTCTACTTGGCCCCATACTTCATCACCATCCCACCATATTTTACGGATAGAATGTGAAGCGTTTTTTAGGTTTATAACTTGAGAATCAGGATGATCTAATTCACCACATGTTTCGGTTGTTTTTTGGTTTATTTTTTGTTGGAAATTATTAATTTCACGTTCCCACAACTCACGTTTGTAGTATCTTCCGTTACCATTTTTTACCTCAACGGTAGCTAAAATACCTTCAACAAAAATGTTTCCATTACCTTTTAGCCCTTCTAAAAGGCGAACCGGTTGGGGAACAAAATGTCTGGTTTCTATTAAAAGTTGTTTGTTCATGTTTAGTAATTTTCGTCATATGACATTTCTTCACCCATTATGTTGTCTTCTAACATGTCGTCTGTTTCATCAATTACTTCTGTTTTTTTAATTTTACCTTTAAATTTAGACATCATTTTTTCAACTTTAGATTTTGCTTTTTCTAAAGCTTTGATATCTTTTTGAATTTCTTTAACTTTCTTAGTATCAGTTAAAGCTTTCATATCTTCATCCTCATCAAGTTTACTAAGTTGAGATTGTTTTTTATCAATTAATTCTTGGATTTTATCTAATTTAGATTGTAAAGTTTCATGTTCTGCTTCTTTGTTAATTGCGGCAAGATCTTTTTCTACACTTTCCATTAAAGATTCTCCCATCGGAAACGGAGGAGGAATTATTGCTACACCACCTTTAGCATTGGGTTCCATATCTTCTAATTGCTTCTTAAATCTCATTAAAGCTTCAACATTTATAGGACGACCTCTTCGTACTTCCCCAGAAGATGCTTGTGCTAGTTTAGCATTAATTTCTTTTATTTTTTTCCCAATCCAATCTTCTAATTTTTCTACTTTATACCCATTTTCTTTAAATCTAATTTGATGGTATAAAACATCTTTTCCTAGTACAGGGTATATAGTTGTCTTTGATTCAGCATATTTTTTAAGTAATGCTCTAACCATTGGCCAATATCTATCTGAAATTTCATTAGTGATAACTTTAAGGCGGTTTTTGTTATCTTCAATTTGTTTTTCTCTAGTGCCTCTACCTTTTTCCATTCCTCCTAAAGTAACATAAAGTAAATCTGATATAAAGATAGTATTGTCAGGAGTAATTCGGATATGAGGGATTTTTAATGATTCATCATATGAAGGAGCATTAAGGCCTGGATTTAAAAGGTTAAATTCTTTTCTAACTTCGGATGTTAAAATATAGTATGTTGGGATTTTTTGTTCTCCTTTTTCAATATTAGCAGTGTTGATGGTCATCATTCCATAATTGCCACCACCTTTAACTTCTTCTAACTCAGCATCAATCATTTCACGGATAGCTTTACGAAGTTTTTCTTCTTCTAAAGAACCATATTCTTTAAATTGTGCTTTATTTGCTCTAATTGTTTTACCACTTTCAGATTTCAATACTAAATTACCTACTTCGTCTTTTTTTTCTACTGTAACTTTAATTCCTTTATATTTTACAGTATCACCAACGTTAAGTTCTTTATTTTCATTTAAATTACCGTATCCAGATGATTTGTATTTTCCAGTAGCTTCTTTTGGGGTGCCTAAACCAGGATGTTCAGTTACATATCCTAAATCTTTTACACCAAATTGACCATCTTTTGTATAGTGAATTGGATCTTTTGATAAGTTTTTCAACACAATATCTTTCAATTGTTGCATTGTTTTATCAGCATTTTTAGGATCTTTCATTTCAGCATAATAACCCATCATAATTTGATCAAAGATCAAATTGTCTGGGGTTTTATCGTCTATTTTATCGTATTGTTTTTCAAGATCTTTTTCAACAGGTTTAGATACTTTTTTCTCTTCTGCTTTTACTTTCTCGTCTTCATTTTCTTTTTTCTTTTTAGCTTCAACTAAAAATGCCTCAAACGCAGTTTCGTATGACTCTTTTTTCTTAGGCTCATATCCAGCAACAGCAGTCAAACCAATCACATTTTCTGAAATTATGTTTTTAGTTTTAAGAGATGCAGCTGCTTCCTCAAATGTAGCAGAATTTGGTACTATATGAGGAAAATTACGTTTAGCTTCAGTAAGAAAAACACCTTTATGTCCTTTACCTTCTTTGATTAATAAATACTGATCTTGTAATGTTTTTTTCATTGTTTTTGTTTTAATAAATCTACTGCTTTTTGAATATATGCTAAAACCATTGAAGACGGTTTATAAATATCAAATGAACCTGGGTTAGCTGCGTAGTATTCTAAAGTATCATTTTTAGCATTTGATACAAGAGGGGATAAGTCTTTTAAAAGATTTTCAATTTGAGTAAATTCGTCAATTCTTTCGTTTTGAAATTTTTTTGCTGCGGATGGTTCTTTATCTTCTTCCCATAATTTTTTCTTATCGTAAGATTTTGGTTTAATGTTTGGGACATTTTTAAATCCTAACTTGTAATAGTATATATTTTTAGCACCTTTAGCGTTTTTATTTTTATTAAACGCGGGTTTAGTAGCCATTCCTATACCTTCACCAGGGGAAGCAGTAGCACCACCAACATTGGTAGCACTCATTTCTTTGAGTTTTTTACGGATTATTTCTTTTAACTTATCCATTTACAGTTTCTAATTCATTGATTAAATCACAATACTGTAGTAAATCAACTAAATCATTATCTGTTATTTTAGCATTTTTTGCTGGTGGATTGATAACAGAGATAATCTCGTTAATTTTAATTTTTGTAACTGGGTTGTTTGTTTTGTTGTTTAATTTTTTTAATTCAACTTTAATCTCGTTTATTTTATCTGTGTAAAATTCTTTTAAGCGAGATGTATTATCTACTGAATTGATGTATTCTTTAAGGATGATTTTTTGGTTTAGGCTTAAATCATCGTATTTGTTATTAAATTTCTCCATTAATATTTTATATGCAAGAAACTTAACATCTTTATCTGAGTTGTCTAGTTCTGTTAAAACTTCATCACGAACAGCACTTTCTTTAATTTGAGCAGCTGTTAAATGCTCTAAAATAGTAACTTTATTTGTGATAGTTTGTTCAGGATTAATAGAGGTTTGAGAATGGGTAATTTCTAACAATGTATAAAAAGCAGCATATACTTTGTAATTAGGAAGTTTATGATTAAAAAATTCATTTAAATCATAATGTTTTTGAATTTCACTAATCAAATTATATTTTTGTCTTTTAATTACCCCTCTATTTAAACTTTTAGATGATTCAGTTAAAGTAGAAACTACAATATTTGCTTTAGTTTCTGTAAGGGATGTTTTTTTAAGTAACGTTTCATATAACCTATATTCACGACCCAATTCCGTTTTAACGAAATATTTTTTAAGTATATCTTTTGCAGGGGAATCTTTACCGTCTAGTGTATCAGTGGTAATTTGACGAACTAAAAGTTCAAAAAGTATACCCGTATTTTTATATTTTGAATGACGAATTAACATATTTTATTTTTTCCAAATGTATTTGTATGCTCTTTTATATTTTTTATCACTCCCAATTCCTATATAAAAAGGAATATTTTCAGAAGTAACATGTCTATAAATATAAGCCATAATGTTTGTTTATTTATAAATATATAAAAATTTGTTACTCTCGTATTTGTGATTCATCTAACAATGAATTTCCTCTAATATCCGATTCAAAAATAATTTGTTTCTTTTGATTTTTAATGTTATTAAACATTTTACTATTTTTGTTTCGTTTAATTTTAGTTTCAAGTGCTAATGGAGATCCACCTTTATATTCTGGTTTAGTTGAGTTTGATTCATCTCCATCTACTTTAGCTCCTATAGCTCCTATTCTATCTTTTCCAAAAACACTATCTTGAGTGTTTCGATCTGTTACTTTTTCTTTTGGTCTTCCTAATGGTTCTTTTTCATCATATCCTTCAGGTACTTCGCCTTCATATCTTCCTCTTCCATATAAAGAAGCTAAATCATGTGGTGTACCGTAAGATTTACCTGTTTCAAGTGGATCATTACCTTCGTTTTCAATTTGAGTTACACGGAATTTACGTTTAGCATCTTGAAGAATCAAGTCTCTATATTCATCGTATTGATCTTCACTTAAATGGAATAAATTTTCATATATCCAATCAGAAGGCATCAATTTATTTTCTATCATTGAGATAGCTAATTCTGTTTTTTCTTTCATCAATGCTACTCTTTCTTGGTCATATATGATTGAAGGTGTAGTTAATGAAAGTTCAAAATTAGTTAAATTCTCATCAGTGTATCCTTGAGTATATAAATGAACTAGAGCAATTTTAGTTAATTCAGATACAACAATACGTTGAATGCGTTCAATTGTACGAGCAAAACGAATGTCTTCAGCAGCTAATGTTGCCTTACCAGTTAAATCTTTTTCATACCCCATAAACGCTTTTGGAACTTTAAGGGCAGCAAATAATTTGTCTCTTAAATATTCTACATCTGTAATACCATCGTATTGTAAACCACCTAAAGTATCAATTTTGGTTGCTTGATCGTTTCCTCTAACTGGGATGTAAAAGTCCTCAAGCAAGTTTTGCATATTGTACTTTAAGTTATAATCACCTGTTTGTTGATCAATATATGGAGTACGTTTCATTTTGGATATTGTTTTCTGCATAAAGTTTTCTACTTCAGCAGGAGCAATATTACCAACATTAATTGAGAATATACGTTTTTCAGGTGCTCTAACGATACGGTGAATTAACATCGCATCTTCCATCATCGTATATTGCTTAAATAACTTACGGCCTGGTTCAAGATATGATCTACCATAAGGTAAAAAGTTAGTGTCCGTTAATAAACGGAAATGAGCCATTTCGTAATTGTCAAAATATATATCGTTTGATTGATTTGCAGAGTTTGGTACGTTATAGTATCCATAATTTGATGGGGATGAAATTCCATCTGGATCAAATCTGAATCTTATATCATTTGGATGATCTTTATCATATCCGTCTTGTCTTTCAATATGAAATGCATTGTAAGGAATTACATTATATACACCAAATTTTTCGGAAATTTCTAGTTTTAAAAAGAAATCACCGTATTTCAACATATTACGAATCCAAGGCCATAAGTTAAATTCAACGTTCAATACATCATAGAACAAATTATATAAAGCACGTTGAACATCCTCGTCTGAACTTCTAATTTGGAGTACTTCACCCATATCATTACGTAAAGTACATTCATCAGCTAAAATATCTAACGCAGAGGCAACGATAGCATCTGTGTCCATAGCATCATATTCTGAGTAAAGAGTGGGGCGTAGAGTTTGATAGTTAAAGCTGCTTTGGTAACCATAAATTGAGGTATGTGAGTTAGTGTATATTCGGTTAAATCTATCAACTAAGGCATTTGTTTCATAATCACCTGATTGTTGGATTTTATTAATATCCATTACTTTCAACTCACCTCCTTCATTTCGAATGATTACGTCTGTTGAAAACAATCGTTTTAATCTTGAGAATAATCTAGTATCTGCCATGTTTATATTTTTAGATTAGCCATGAAATATCTTCTTGACCGTTTGAATAAGGGTTATCTATTTTAAATGGGTTGTTATTGTATTTATTTGGTTGGGCATTTGAATAACCTCCCGAATATGTTGTATTATTAGTATGGATACTGTTAAGCATACTTTTGGTCATTTCCATACCATTTTGTCTTAGTTTAAATGCTGTTTCTCGTAAAAAAGACATGATTGCAAATGCCATAATTAAATCATCATTGTATCCAGGTTGTGCTTCTGGTCTGCCATTTCTCCATATAAATACCTTCATTTCCTCTATCAGTCTAGCTGATTGGATAATAACACCTCTATCTCGAACAGCTTCTTGAAATTTACCTATTGAAATAGGTCTAGTAGCTGAGGACATTGTAAATCCAGGTGTCATTTTACTATGATCCATGTATGGGTCAAAATAACTATCAACTGTTAAAGCATTGCTTTTGGGTGAATAATACAAATTATGGTACCCTCTATCAAGGATAGTTTGAATAGTTGACCAAGCTATACTAGAATTTTCAGGAGCAAGTAAAGCATTATTATATTCTGTTGCAATTGCAACCAGTAAATGTCCAAAATCTTTTGTACTGATTTGTCCTTTATATTCTCCTACTTGCTTGTATGTTTCAATATCTAAAATATGAAATGTAGAGTAATCCGCTCCATCACCTCGAGCAACATCCGCTGTAATTAAATAGTTTTTTGAATAATCAGCTGGTTCCCAGATCCATAAATTTTGATCAATTCCACGTTTTTCGATTGGGTCTGTAATAAATGTTTTTTCGTAAAATTCTATTTCATCTGCCAAAAATACAGTATCACCTGAGGTGGAAAAATCACAGTCACATTCTTGAGCAGCCATTTTAGGACCTAAATCAGCATCTTGCTGGTCTCTCCATGATTGGTCTCTTTCAGGATGCACACTCCAGGGTAAACGGATAGGTAAAAAGCTATTTTCACTTAATTCAGCAGCAACCCATGTTTTATGGAACCAGTTACCTGTACCATAAGGTGTAGATAATGCAATACAACCACCACCAGTTGCTAATGTTTGTTGAGCTGAGGCCCATATCTCACCTATATTGTTAATAAAAGCAGCCTCATCTATTATCAATAAAGAAACGGCTTCTGAACGACCTGCATCACTAGAGGCTGAAGTTGCTTTAATTTGGGAACCGTTTGGTAATCGAAGTGTTAATTTATTTTCTTCTTCTGGTTTGTTTGGAAATTTAAGCCAAGATGGTAAGTTATTATACATAAACTTAACCTTTGTAACCATGTTTTTAGCAGTTTCTTGTTTTGTTGCAATACAAAGTACATTTTTATCTTGGTGAAACATCATCAACCATAAAGAATAACCCGCCGATAGTGTTGAAATACCTAGCTGTCTAGATTTTAAAACAATTGAATATGGATTTTCTTGAAATAAAGTTAAAACGCGTTCTTGGAATGGGTATAAGTTAAATTGAATGCGGCCACGTTTTGGATGTTGGATGTAGCAGTATCTTTTCATAAAATATGCTGGGGATGAAGCGCATTTTATGTATTCTTCTCTTATTGCCTGTTTTAGGTCTTGGCCCATTATTTTTTAATTTTTATATTGTTAATGACTGCAATTGTATCTTGCATGCATTCACTATATACTTTGGAAGTATAAAATGGGTTAAATTTTAACAGTCCCCATAAATATTTTTTCTCCCAATCTTTGTATAAAAATGTTGTTAAATTATCTTTAAATTCTTTATTGGTGAATGATATGGAATCTTTTTTAATAAACCCCGAAAATTTATAACATTTTTCAGTTAATGCAAAATATGCTTTTTCAGATATACTATCTTTTTTTAATATAGTAGATGTTAAAATAGAATCTTTAAAACGGTATCTAGTTTCTACTATATCAGTAATATTTTTAGTTTTGATATTAAGCACTTTAGCTAAAGAATCATATTTTGGGTATAACTTTTTAAGTTCATTTAACGTGAGTGATTGTTGTTTACTTTTATCTTCTACAAGAGCAATCATGTTGTTATTGTATCGTTTTCTTTCTTCTTTTTCATGTTGATACAATTTAAATAAACCATATAATGCTATTAAACATATTGTTAATATAGCTGATAGTCCGAGTATTATTTTAGTTTTTATAGTCATAATTTTTAAAAAAAAGTGTCTGCCATATATTAAAGCAGACACATGATTATGTTAATGTAGTAGTAAAAAAACTTCATAAATTAAAATAGTTTATCCAATTTAGATTGAATTTCTCCATTTAATTTATTTAATTTTTTAAGTTCGCCCATTAAATTTTCTCTTTCAGCCCCTTCAGCTCCTCTAATCTTACCAGCTAGTTCTTTCATTTTACTTTGGGTTTCTTTTTGAGCTTTTAAAAGAGCATCTTGGTTATTAGCTAATTTATCTAATTTAGGAGTTTTAGAAGCAGCAGCATCTGCTTTGTCCGTTTCTGTAGCTTTTGGTTTAGTAGTTGTTTCAGGTTTAGAGTAAGTTACATCATCAAATCCATCATCCCCTTTAGTTAAAGTAGCTTTTTTAGGTTCTTTAGTTCCTGTTGATGTTGTGCTTTTTGATTTAGCTGATATTTTAGGTTCAGTAGTTGTTTTTTCGCCTGCTGCTCTACCTCTTTTTTTATCTGCTTTAGTTAAATATGGTGTAAAATCAAGTAATTCTTCTCCAGTTTTAGGATTTTCAAAAAATTCATCTTCAGGGCGATTTAAAAATTTTCTAATTTCCTGGTTATTGAATGCAGCTGTATCAACCCCCATATCTTTACTTAATTGATTAGTATCAACTGTACCTTCATCTTCTAATTTAGTTAATAAAAGATTAAGAGCTTTACTTTTTGATACATTCTCATCTCTAAATTTATCTAAAGCTGATTTAAAACCTTCCATGTCAGATACATCATAGATTGGGGTTTCATTTAAAAGATCTTCTTCAAGTGTAGCTTCAGCTACACCAGTTCTCATCATGTCAGCTTTTTTCTTTTGCAAAGCTTTAATTTCTAAATCAGTAGCTTTAAGTGCAGCCGCTTTAGCTGCTTTTTCTTCAGCTTCACCTTCTCTTAGAGCACTAGATATTTCTTCACGTATAATTTCAAGTAAACGAGTTTTTTTCATTTTAATATAGTTTATTTATAAATATTACGAAAATAGCGTCTGTTTAACTTTTTGTATTCTTTCCTCAACATTGCCTGTTAAAATTGTGAAATTTTTTATTTTATGAGGATATTTTCTTAACAAACCTTGAATCTCTAAATCAACGTCTTTTCTATATTCTGAGTTTGTTGTTCTAACACCATTATCCTCTATTTCTACACCTTCAGGGGAAATGTAGAATATATAATCATATTCACCTATTAAATATGAAGCCGCTTGACATATCTCATCTGCTATATAGTATGGAATCGATTCAGCTAAACGTGTAAAAGCCATTACATCTATAACTGTGCGATCTGTTATGACTTTATCCCTAAGTAACTCAGATGCGCGTTCAGCTAAAAATATAAATTGGCCTTTTATTGTTGAATCAGTATTTAATGGAATACCTAAATCACGTAAATATTTTGAACGTTCTGTTGCAAAATAAAAATCGTTAAATTCTGGTAGTTCTTTTAAAGCATTAACTAAAGTGGTTTTACCTACAGACATTGTTCCACAAAAACCTATTTTCATAAATTATTTTTTACCGTAATTGAAATCCCCTGTTTTAAGGCGTTGTAATATATCAAATTGTTTTGGAGTTACCAAACCATTTTGTTTTTTAGCATAATTGATAATTCCTTGAAGATATTTTCTTTGAGATAAAGAATACCTATTCATATCTAACAATTGTTGATAATAATCTATATTTTTGATTTCAATATTATTATTACCTGAGACTTCTTTTAAATATTCTAAAAATTCTACTACAATTTGTTTATGTTCTGGGGAGTTTTTAGCTGTTTCTTTTAATAAACCGTAAACATCCTCTTCGGATTCATCTATAGTTGATTTAAATGGGTTTAAAATAGACTCTGCTAATTCATGTTCTCCATCATCTCCATAATCTGAGAGGTCATTTAAATATAATGTTATATATTCATTTATTTTATCTTTGGAGAATTTCATATATGTAGTTTTTAATTTTATTAAATGCTTCTTGTAATTTATTTAATTGGCTGTTTAACCATTTTAGTCTCTCACCAAATCTTCTACCACCCATTGGGTTTTCAATATTAGATTCAGGAATATATTTTAATAATGGTTTAATATATTCATTTCCAGCTAAAAATATAAATTTATTTTTTTCAGGATTTATACCACGTTGTTTTATTTCCTTATAAACTTCTTCACCCCATCTTTCTTTTTCATCTTTGTTAAAATCTTTTAAAGTTAAATCATAAGGAGCTAACTCTTGGTTTAAATTAACTAAATGATGTTTAGCAGATAAAATAAACATTTTATCAGGTTTAAGTGTTTTCCCATATTCTAACGTTTTTTGAAACATAGGAGAAGCAGAATATAATTCTTGAGCTGGTGCTTTATATGGTGTTTTAGATTTAGTGCAACTTAAAAGTACTATTTTAGCCATTATATTTTATTATAAATATTATAGCAATGATTCAGCTACATAAATCGCTTGGGCTCCTGATACTGTAATACCACGTGCACTTAAAGCATCACCTACAAAATATACGTTAGGATAATCAATCAAACTAAGGTTTTCATAGTTTACTTTAACCTCAGGTGAAAGATATTTTACCTCAGGTATATAAATCCCCCAATCATCTCCTAATGTAGGGAATACTTTTTTCATATCTTCAATAAAATCCTCTACATATTTAAAGTAACCACCCATTATCTCTCTTACACCATCTAAAAATTCAATTTGGAAAGATGTTACGTTATTACCTTCTGATGTGGTTGAAGGTGTACGAGATGGACTATAATATAAACCTGTTCCGTTAAATTGTAATTTGTTTACTACATCACGTGACCACTTAAATGGATCTTCAATACCATTAATTTCCATTAAGATACCAAAGTTAGTCATATTATTTCTATATGCTTCATCTTTCTTTGCATGTCCATTGTAGCTATGATCTCCATATGTTTCCTCTACAGCAACATAAGCTGCATTATTGTTTGTACAAAATGAACGTAACGAAACACCTTCATCATCAAATTTTCTATATAACTTAAAGTCATATGATATATCGATTAGTTTTTGGAAGTGTTCTTGTGGTGCCTCAAATCGAACACCAATTTGAACTGATTTTGGTTCATCTGGGAGTTTATATTTATTAGCTAATTGTTGGGCAAAGTCAATGCCTGATTTGCCTACTGCAAAGATAAGTTCATCATATGAAATTCCTTTACCAACGGCTGTAATTGGATCATAGTAAAGAACTAAATTAAGTTCAGCATTAATATCATGAACTTTATTTTCCCAAATAAAATTAACACCTTTAGACACTAAATAATCATACCAATTTTTAGCAATTTCAGATAGATAATCTGTTCCTACGTGCCATACAGGAAATAAACGTAAACCAAAATATGGTTTAATAAATTCAGGTTCTGCTTCAGGATTTGAGCATTGTACTTCCTCTGGTTTAGGGTGAAAACGTTTGAAATTAGTAATCACTTGATCCATTAATTCCATTGCTTTATCCTCACCACAGTATTTTGATAATTGTCCTCCAATTGCTGTATGGTAAGTTAATTTACCATCAGACCAACCTCCAGCACCTAAAAAACCTGTCATTACTTCTTCAGGTTTACGGTTATATGGATCTTTACCCATATCAATTAATGTAATTAATTCTCCAGGATATCCATTATCTACTAACTTAGTTGCAGCATTTACACCTGCCACACCGGCTCCTACTATTACTATTCGTTTATCCATCTTGGTTTATTGTTTAATTTTTTCCAATCTAATTTTTTTACTTTTACCTTGTCATTAACATAAAAATTCTTATACGCTTCCACAGTATCTTCTAATTTATATTGATCGGGCATACACTGAGGAGGGTTAACAAATCCGGTATCAGGGATATTAGGTTCGTTATTTTGTAACCATTCAAGTACATCTTTTGTTTTATGTCTTTTACCATATCGTTTTTCAAATTCATCACATATTTCTAAACCATGTTGAACTAACCATCTATAATGTTGTATAGATTCTCTTGTCCATTTTGCTGATGGGTGGTTAGTATGTGATTGTTTGTAAGGGGCAGTTGAACCACTTACCCAATGAGCAGTACTACACATTTGTGCACTTTCAATTTGCATTTTTCTAATATGATCATCCGTTAATTCACGAGCAGCAATAATCGGATTTTCATTGATATAAAATATATTCATAACTCTTATTTTGTTTTAAATATATAATAAAAAAAGCCCGAATCCAAAGATCGGGCTACAACTCCAAAAATATTTTTTAAACGAACAGGCTATAGATCTGCTCTAAATGTTAATCTGTTGTTCCTGGGGTTAAACGAGGATCAGCTGCTGGGGAATTAGTTGGGATCCTTTTAATTTCTTTTCCTATTCCTTTTTGAACAAGTAAATTGAATTGTCTAGCTTCTTCATCTGTAAGATTTCTAAGCATAGCATTCATAGTTTCTATTTTACCATTCTCTTCTATTTGATTAAGAGCTCCACGGATAAGAGGTATAGATGTTCTACTCGTTTCCTCCATTAATACTTTTTTAATTTCCTCTTTGATTGTATTTTTTAAATCAGTTTTTTTCATAATTTATGTATTTTTAACTTTAATGTTCCTGTTCCTTTTATTACACGATGCCATTCTAATGCAGGTATAAATATATGTTCTTTTAGTGAGGTAGGCAAGCTATTATCTAATTGAAGTTTCCAATCTGTATCTTCTAAAATTTCAACAGTACGACTCTCTAAATCCCTATGCCATTTTAATTCAATTGGATCTATATTTTCGTTAAACTCACGAATAATATATTTGTCTGTAACTTCTATGTCAATGTATGGTTTACTCACTTTCTTTACGCTCTTGCCAATCATAAGATATACTATCTTGTGTAATAGGACCACCTTTAGCCCATGTCCTACAAGTACGAGCTGAATGGCACTTAAAACTATGCATCCAACAATATCCTAATTTTCCATCTTCATCTTGTAATGGTCCAGGCATACAATCTTCCATTCTTGGGGAAATATCAAATGCTGCACAATTTGCACATAAAGATTGTTTAGCAGCTTCAACTGTTGTATCCCAATGTTCTGCTAATTCGTCCCAATAATCTCCAGGTTCATCAACATTTAAAGGACCATATTTAATATAATCTGCTTTAATAGCTGAGTCTCTATTTTTGGTGTTAAGTTCTAAATCTTGGGTAGGTAAAGGACAAGCCATAGCTGCTTCATATAATTTACCTTCAGCTAAATATTTTCTTAAATCAAAGTTATCCATATCTATTTTGTTTTACCCCATTTAGTACCTTTACCAGGTGTTTTACATTGTGAAGGTGTAGGACGACATGAAGGGTATTTTGAGCGTTTTTCTCCTTCTTCTCTACCGCATGATTTATATCCTGTTATTTTGCCATCTTTTTTAATAGGTGCATTACAATCAACCCATCCACCTTTTTTACCAGGTGTTCCTTTACGGGAAAACCAAGTGCGGAGGGTTTCTTTTACTTTTTCAAGAATTACTTCTTCTTTTAAACCTTTCCAAATCATACCTTTACGACACTTAACAACAGCACCAGATTTGTAAGCGGATGGTTTATCGTATTTGCGATCTGCAATACGTAAACACCTATCGCGTTTTTCTTTTTCCTCTTGAATGTTTTCTTTAGTTTTAATAAATATTAATATTTTAATAATGTCATTTAATTTTTTTAGAAAAATTTCAAATTCTTGTGGGTTGTTTTTAATATATTCAGCTCCCAAATCAATAAAACCATTTATAGAATAATCAACTATGTTTGAATAGTCTTCATATAGATTAGGTTTTACATCTTTTATATCTAGTAAAAGAGTATCTATTTTATTTTGTAAAGGTTTTATTTTATCAAAATCGCTCATCTTCTATATTGAAGTCTTTTTTCATTTTTTCTATCAAATTTGAAAGATTCTGGTTAATTTTAGAGGCTTTTTTATTTTTTTCCTCTAAAAGTTTTTGTTGGATAATTTCTTCTTTGATAAGTTGTTTTAATTCAGATTTTTTCATAAATTTAATTTTTTATTACCAGAAACCGCTAAAAGAACTTTTTAGACCTAATAAAGATGCGTACCTTGGAAGCCTACAACTCCAATATGAAGGTTTAGTTCTATCTGTTTTATTTTTACAATCGTGACGTGCAGCAAATGCTCTGCGTGCTTTAGGGTCATTTATTTTAGCAGACATTCCTACTTGTCCAAAAGATACTTTTTTAACTTTACCTTTATTTCTAACATAAACGTAGAATTTTTTAGATCCACCACGTTTTGGTTTTCCAATTGGTGGAGTTTTCTTTTTATCTTCTTCTGTTAATGTATCTATTTGATGAACTTCAATTGATTTGTTTTCATCGTCATAATCCATTTCATATTTTGAAGTGTCTAAATTATTATAGATTAATGCTCTAAATAAACGGTAACGAGCGGCATTTAAAGCTTGAAAATTAAATGAACCATATTTTGGTAATATTACTTTAACTAATAACATACCAAAAGTATTCATTACTTTTTCATCTTCATATTTACTAGGAATATCGTCTGTTGTCCATTCTTGAGTGGTGGGGTTAAACCATAACAATTTAACGCTATTTCCTCTTAAAAACATCAATTTACGTTTAATACCATGTTTATCTGTAAAAATAAATTCATTTCCTACTTCGTTTGATTTAATATCATCTAGTTTGTAGGAATTTTCTATATTTACAGCCTCGTATATTTTACCATACATCTTAATATCTTCTAAGATAGGTTGGTATTGGTTTTCCTCTAACATAGGTAAATCTAAAGGTACTTTGTTACCTTCATACATTCCATATTCACCTAAATTAGTTTCAAGTAAAATTTCTTTATCATCATCATTTACATGAATTATTTCACGTAAATATAAATAACGAGCTTCCGACCATAAATCAAGGAATGCTTGAGAACCATAACGGAATGTGTTTTCAGTTAGTGGTAGTTTATTATCCACGTGATAACGCAGATTTTCCGACAATATATCTTTTTTAACTAAACTTTCATTTAATACTACACCAGTATTACCTACATTATCACAATCATGACAACCACAATTACAGCTATCTTTTTTAGGTGGAGTTGAAAGTACTTCTTTTATAAGTTGTCGTAAACGTTCCATATTAATAAATATTATTCAGCTGCTCTCCTAATGGAGGATGTGGATCTAGCTTGGGAGAATTTAAGAGGTATATTTTTAGATTTAATCCAATCTAAAACAAAATTATAATCATTTAATATTTCATCATAATATTTAGTACCAGAATGATAACTTTCAAGATATTCTTTAAAACTATCAGGACTAATGATAGTTATTTCTTCAATATATGGAGTTAAATTTATTTCTCCATATTTTTTAGAATTAATTCGTTCTTCAGATTCATAATTAGGAGCGTTTTTAGAGTATAAATCTTCACCACTTTCTAAATCAGCATATGGCTCAAATTTATATTTATTGGACATTTTATCTCCATTAAGTTTTATTCTAACGTGGTGTTTTTCTTCTGAAAGAGTGCCTAAGTTGGGGTTTCTGGTAAAGGAATAGTACTTATCTGCTGCAAAGCTAGAGAATGAAGGGTCTAAGGTTATGCCTCCATAATCTTTGATCATAGAGGTTATAGTATCAGTATCAGTAAAATGATAGATGTCTCCTACTTGTTTGGCCTCGTTTATTTCTTTTAATAAATCTACTAATCTAATCATAAATCTCCTTTAATGAGTAATACTTTCGGGTTTATACCTAATTGAAAAGCTATATCCATTCTTGTATTCCCAGAAAAAATTCTTCTATACCCGTTATCGTCTTCTATAATTATCGGTAAATCCATAGGAGAATTATTTTTAAATCCATCATAAATAGATTGCAATGTTTTTTCATTTCTAAATTCAGGATATGATCGATATGATTTAATAAGACCTAAAAGTTCTTCATATGATTCGGTTCCGCTTCTATAATCTATATCTTGATCTTCAGAAGGAGTAACAGTTACAATTTTACCGTTTTTAACAGCATTTAAAAAAGCTTCTTCATCTTCCCAAAATTCATTACCCTTCATTTCTTGTTCTATCTTAAACTCTTGTTTAAGTTGAGACGAGGAAGGTATTTTCCAATTTGAGAACCCAGTAATTTCTTTGAGTAAATTAATTAATTTAATCATAATATGTTAATAAATATTATGAGAAATACGAATATTCAGGGAGTGTGGTTTCTAATTCTATAAATTTAGGGATTTCATTATATGTTTTAGTTTGTAATATTCCTCTATATTCATCCCATATTTTATTTAAACCTTGATTAAATGAGAGAGCTCGTTTAATTTTAGATTCCTCACCATCTATTCTATAAAAATGTTTTATTGTTTCATCATTACATTTAGTTTTGATAATTAAATCAGTATTAAAATTAGATAATTCTAAACCTTTTCTTAATAATCTAAAACATAAAGTACCTTCAATTACTATTTGATTTCCTCTTCTTTGATGCCAAGTAACATCACTCATAAAAGCATCTAATGGATCTTTTAATTCTAAATACTCATCAGAAATAAATAAAGGACGATCTAATTCTTGGGCAATTTTTTTAGCTATTGGAAGTTTACCTGTTTTAGTGTAACCTAAAACCACTATTGTGTTAAATTGAATACAATATTGAATTAATTCAGGTGTAACTAAATCTGCTGGTTTCATAAAGTAAAATAGATATTATTTTTTAAACCTTTAGTTTTATCCCAGAGTAATGCTTCAGCAGAACGTTTAGCTCCAACGTATCCTTTTTTATGATGCCATGAGTCGGAACCTGATAATGAATTGAAATATCTAATGATTACTCCTTGGTATTCTTCTGTGGATTTGAATTTAATTTCTTTTTTATGGTGTAAGTGACCTAAATGGAATTCTCTATAAGTTGATAATGCCCAATCTGTTGGTTTTTCATTAGCCATAATTAAAGGTAAATCAGTTATTTTCTCTTCATTACCATGCGTATAACCAATTAATACTTCACCGTATTTATAATATTTTCTAGGATTTGCAGAATTATCTACAGTTACATTTTCATTGTTGTAAAACCAACTTTCTAATGAATCACCTAAATAAAAATTCCTTTCAAAATCATGATTACCAGGAATCATAATCACATCTACAGGGGCAATATATTGAAGTTTATTTATAGCTTCTACTAATAATTGACGTCCTAACCTAAATGTTTTTTGCCATCTAGCGTCTTCTTCTTGTGGTGTGCCTTTAGTTGTACTATTAAAAGGATGAGATCTGTCTGAGTTAAAAAAATCATTTCCTACAGGGAAAACTATACGGTCTATATTTTTATTAGATGTTTCTTCAATAAATTCATTTATACATTGGTTAAATATAGTACTTGCTATTTCTAAATTATAATCATGGTTAGTTTCTTCAGACCATGCTATTTTACCTAAATGTAAATCAAATATATTAATTTCTAATAATAATGGGTATTTATCTACTTTTTGTTTATAGTTTATTTTTTCAACTTTAGGAGATAATTTTTTAATATCTTCAATAAATTCTTCTCGAATATTTTTTAATATTTCAGTTTGTTTATTTTTTAACCAAACTTTTACTTGAAATAAAGGAGTAGTAACAATTTTATTATCTGGTCCTTTCGCACCAACTTCCCATGTGTTGAGGATTTGTTTTTCAATTTCCCATTTATCTAAAGATACATTATATATATTTAAAAGATCTTCTACTGTAATTACACGATTAGTAATTTCTGATGATATAACTTTTGAGTTTTCTTCCATAATTTATTTTGAAGTTTGATTTAAATATAAGAAAAGTTTTTTATAAAACCAAATACTTATTCAGCTGCTGGGGAGTCTAAGTCAGGAGAAATTGAAGTATATACGTCTTTTATAGTTCTTGTTTTTTTAAATTGCCCGCCTAAAACATATGGTTTACCAAAATCTACTTCAACCCAATCGACTATTCCTCTACTATCAGGCTCACCTGATCTAGTCCCAGCGGAGGCTGCTGCTATAATAGTTCCAGTTCCATATTTGTCATGAGTAAAAGTTGTTCCAGGACGATATGAAGTTTTTACTTTATATGGTAGATCTGTAATTTTAATTAATTGAGAGCTTTCTGGTTTAGGAGTAATGATAAATTCATAATTACTTGAAGAAATTATTTTTATTGGTTTAGGTTTTCCATATTCTCTTTCTTCGTGCTTTTCTAAAGATAATTCTATAGTAGGATTATCATCACTTGGTAATAATAGTAAAGTAATTAATGTATCATTATTTATTACAGCCACAAATGAGTTCCCTATTCCTATTTTTTTAATACCTTTAACAGTATATTCAACTTTTAAATCAAGAGATATATTTTTCCCGTTATAATTAAGTAGTGGTTTGAATAATTTGTATCCTATTTTATATGGAAGAGATAATGGAACTTCTTTAAGTTTTTCTAAATTGATAGCTCTCCTATTAAGTTCATCTTCAATTTGTTTAATAACTTCTTGTTTAGATAAAGGATAATCTTTAGGAAAACTAATTATATCTAATATAGTACCTCTTTCCTTAATTCGTTCATCCCAATGAGGTTTGGTTTTTAATTCTTCTAAATCAATTACTTCATTTAATAACTTATGAAGCAATTCAACATCGTTAGGATCCTTCATATCAGGATATCCTTTAGGAAACTTGTAAGCTATACTATTTAAAAATTTTTCTAAAATATCCATTATGCTTCTGTTGGTGGTGTTTCTTCAGCTGGTGGTGTTTCTTCAGCAGGTGGAGTTTCTGCTCCAGCTTCTGGTTCAAATTCTTCTTCAGATTTTTTCTCAGGGGTTCCATATCTCAAAATTTGAGCTATAGATTCTGCCGCACGTTGTTCTTCTGGGAGGTTTTTTAGATAATATTTTTTGCCTTCTATTTGGGCAATCCAACTGCGTTTACCATAAATTAGATAAAATTCTTGTCCGTTTTTTAAGTTAATTCTAAATGTAGTAGGACGTGGAGCAACCCAATCAATAGATTCCAAAAAATTATCATATTCGTTTGTCAATAAATCAACTATAACTTTTTTCAGTTCAGGAAATTTAGTTAACTCATCATATTGAACAGCTTCCTCTGGGGTAATAGTTTGTTGGGAATATGATTGTTTTACTAGGTTTCTAATTCTATCTTTTAGTTGGTTGCGGGTCATTGTTTATTTTTAAATTTAGCTAAAATAGCTTCTTTTATTTTTTTCTTAGTTTTATCTTTAGCAGACAGATAAGCAGCTACCGCCATTTTTTGTTTTTTCTTTTCAGATTTACCTTTAAATTGAGGTGCTTCAGATTTTTCAAAATCTTTAACATATGCTCCTGCACCCATAGAAGGTTTTAATTTTTCATCAATTACATCTTCTTCAGAAACTACATCTACCATAGCATCGATTTGAGGTTCTTTTATCTCAAATTCAAGATAATGTTTTGCTGAAGATATAAGTTCTTTGGCTTTAACAATTTTTGCTTGCCACCAGTGTGGGAAATCAACTTCTTGTTCACCTTCAAATTGATCAACTATTTTATAAAGTTCTATAGCATATTTCCCAATATCATATAAATCAGATTTAAGCATGTGTGGTTCATCATCTTGGTGACCTAAATCAAGGTCTTCCTCTAATTCAACCCCTCGTGCTTTTAAAATATCAGCTTGAGTTACTTTACCATCACCTGTCAAATCAGGGAAAGATTTTTTCTTTTCATTTAAAGGCTTAGATAAAGCCGCTTGAATCATTTCTTTTAATTTAGTTTCTTTATCCATTGGTTCTTCTGTTGGTGTTTCTTCAGGTGTTTCAGCACCCGATTCTGCTTTTTTCTTTACTTGATTAACAGCAATGCCATAAGCGTATAATTCTCCATCTGCTCCTCTAGTATCATATAGTTTATCTAAACGAGTGTTGATAATGGATTTGAATTTATCTACTATTTCCTTTGATTGTTCAGGTGTTGGGATAAATCCTTCAGTTAAAGAACCAAAAGATCCAACGGAAGTTCCGTTGGATTTTTCAATTGAATTTTCGGTTCTTTTTTTTTGCATTTTATGCTTCTTTGTCTTCTGCAGTTGAAGTCTTTTTAAATTCAGCTGCTAGTTTTTTAATTGTGTTAGCTGCACTACGTGCTCTACCACGAGCTGCTTTTGAAG